CCTTTGTGGGGGTCGCGGCTGCATCAGTCCACGCTCGTTGGTATGCAGCAGCAGATCGACAGCTACGACCTGATTTGCAGCGGCTTCGCGAACGACCTCGAGGACTGCGCACAGATTTACTGGCTACTTGAGAACTACGGCGGCATGACCGATGCGGACATGGCGCGGTTCAGGGATCGCTTGAAGCTGCAGCACATCGCCGTCGCGGACACAACTGAGGGGCGCGTCACACCGTACACGCAGGAGCTGCCGACAACGGCACGTCAGGCGTATCTCGAAATGATGCGCTCGCGCATTTACGAGGACTTCGGCGGTCTGGACACCGTGAGCTTCTCCGCGGGTCAGAAGACAGCAACCGAGATTCAAGCAATGTACCAGCCGATGGACGAACAGGCCGACGACTTCGAGTATCAGATCATCGAGTGTGTGCAAGCGATCCTGCGGCTGATCGGGATCGACGATACGCCAGTATTCAAACGAAACCGTATCACGAACCAGCTTGAACAAGCGCAGCTCGTGATGATGGAGGCCGAGTACCTCGACACCGAAACGCTGCTGCGCAAGTTGCCGAACGTCACGGACGATGAGATTCCGGACATCCTCGCAAAGAGAGATGCAGAAGGCGGCGGCAGATTCACGACCGAGGAGACGGAGGAGGTGTTTGAACAATGAGCGCACTTCCTACCGTGATTTGGATCGGTTACTCCAACGAACAGAACGCGCGGACGGTGGAGCTTGATATCTCCGAGATGCTGGAGAAGTACCCATCGGCGACCCCTCAACTGCTGGTTCATAAATCCGAGAACTACGTCAATTACATCGCGGAGACTTCCGTCAGCGGCACAACGCTTTCTTGGACGGTCACGGCCTACGACCTCGACTATCAGAGAAACGGAACGGCACAGGTCGTCCTTGTGGATTCTTCCGGCTCTGACGATATCGTGCTGGCATCCGAGGTGATCCCGGTCAAGGTGTCCGGCGGCATCGAAAACATCTCAACATCAGACCTTCCGACACCGCAGGAGACATACCTGACGCAGATTCTAGCTGCGGCGGCGCGGGCTGAAGCGGCTGCTGCTTCGGTTCCGACGATCACGTTCGACAACGACACGGGCGAGGTCATCGTGGGAGGTGGTAGCTGATGGAACCGATCACGCGAATTGAGCATTATCTCGCGTCTATCGTCGACGGTGCGTCGAACACGCTGACACCGATCACGCGCATTGAGAAGTACCTAGACGCGATCCTCAACGGAACGACCGACGTGCCAACACCGATCACCCGCATTGAGTTCTATCTCTCCGCTATTGCTGGCGTTGGTTCGTCATTCCCTGTGCCGATCACGCGCGTTGAGTTCTACCTCGCGGCGATTGCCGGGGCTGACATTGAGCCGCCTGTGCCGATCATCCGCGAGGAGATGTGGCTGTATGAATGGTGGGAAAGCGGATCTGTCGAGGGCGTTTCCATGAGGGGCGGCGTTCTTGAGATCGACCCGAACGCCGACAACGTACAGGTAACGATGGCAGATGACACGGTGAACATCGACAACGGCACGCCGGGCAACTCGCTTGCGTTTAACGACGGCGAGGTTGTGGTGACGTAAGGAGGGCTTATGGACGCTGGACAGCTTGCGACCGAGGCGGCTGTGCGGCGTATGGAGCGCCGCCTGAGAGCCGTTTATAGAGAGGCACAAAGGGACATAATCAATAAACTGCGGGACTTCAATCTGCGGCACCTTGAAAAGGACAAGCGGTTGCGTGCGCTAGTCAAGGCCGGGAAAATGGCAAAAGAGGACTATGACGCATGGCTTCGCGGTCAGGTATTTCAGGGAGCTGTGTGGCAAGAGAAGCGTGATGCGATATCCGATATTCTGACAAACGCGAACCGCAAGGCCGCGCAGATCATGAACAATGAGCGCATTGGTGTGTTCGCTGTAAATGCGAATTACATCAACTACCGCGTCGAAAAAGGCTCGAAGTTTACTGTCAGCTTTAACCTCTACAACAACGACACCGTGTCAAAGCTGCTGAAAGATCAGCCTGAATTGCTGCCTCGCCGTGTTGTAAACGGCAGGAAAGATAAGGCGTGGAACCGCCAAAAGATATCGAACAGCGTGACACAGGGCATCATACAGGGCGAGAGCATTCCGCAGTTGGCAAGCCGTATTGCACGCGATACCGGGATGTCATCGTTCGTTGCAACGACCCTGTATGCGCGGACGGCCATGACTGCGGCTCAGAACATGGGGCGTATGGTGTCTATGCAGCATCAGCGCGACATAGGCATTAAGGTCAACAAACAATGGTCAGCCGTGAATGATAGCCGCACACGCGACACGCACAAAGAGCTAGACGGTCAGGTCAAGCCAATCGACGAGCCGTTTATTGTGGACGGCATGAAGATTATGGAGCCGGGAGACCCGAACGCCGACCCGTCGCTGGTCTATAACTGCCGCTGCAGCATCGTTTCGGACTACCCTGACTATCCCGATTTTAAAAATGACGACGACTTCAGGGAATGGCTGAAATCAAAAGGCGGGTGATCGGATGAGCAGCGTAAAGGTCACGGACAACACCGAGGAGACGCTGGATGCTCTTAAACGAGCAGCAGAACGCGGGCTTGAAATCATCGGAGGCAAAATTGTAAAGTACGCGACAAAGATCGCTCCAGCCGATACTGGCAACCTCAGGAACAGCATTGACAAAAAGATAGATACGGACGAATTGAGCGTGACGGTAGGCAGTTCTGTAACGTATGCGCCGTATGTCGAACTAGGCACAGGCCCGAACTTTGTCATGCCGCCTGAGTGGATTCAGTTTATAGCCGAGAAAGGACGAGGGCTTCCGCGTTGGGTATACAGGGACGAGGAGGGCAACTTCCATACGGCCTACCCGCAACCGCCGCGCCCATTCCTGAGGCCCGCAATCGAAAACCACACCGAGGAATACAAATACATTTTTGAATCCGAGCTAAAGCGCGGATAACCAAATAAAACCAGCATCCCAAGGAATCGGGGTGCTGTTTTTATACAACCTCTGAGCCGAAGAACAGGCTCCGAAGAACCGACAGGAGGATTATATGGCACTTACACGTTCTATGCTTAAAGGCATGGGTCTGACCGAGGAACAGGTCAGCGCAATCATCGACGCGCACACCGAAACCGTAGACGGGCTGAAGGACAGCCTGAAAGCGGCGAAGGCGGACGCAGACAAGCTCAAGGCTGTTCAGAAGGAATTGGACGAGCTGAAGAGCACCAACGGCGACGATTACAAGGCGAAGTACGAGAAAGAACACTCGGATTTCGACGAGTACAAGAAGACAGTCGCAAACGAAAAGGCGACCGCTGAAAAGCGGAGCCTGTACCGTGAACTCCTGCGGGAGTGCGGTGTTGACGCAAAGCGCATTGACAGCGTGATGAAGGTCGCGGATATCGAAGCGGCAAAGGTCAAAGACGGCAAAATCGAGAACGTCGAAGACCTGACCAAAAGCATCAAGTCCGAATGGGCTGACTTCATCGCGACAGATTCAACGCGCGGCGCGAACGTGCAGACCCCGCCTCAGGGCAAGGGCAGCACGAAGATGACCCGCGAAGAGATCTTCCGCAAAGACGAGCACGGCAAATACGTACACAGCACACAGGAACGCATTAACGCCATTCAAGCAAATCTTGAGGCACAAGCGAAAGGAGAATAACAATGGCTGCAACGAATGTTGAAACTTTGACCAACCCCCGCGACTCTCTGCCGAACGTTTATACGAACGTTACCGCGCGTGAGATTGAATTTGTCACCCGCTTCGGAGACAACTGGGATGCTCTGCGCAATATCATGGGCATCATGCGCCCGATCCGCAAGGCTCCCGGCTCCACGCTGATCACCTATACCGCTTCTGTCGCGCTTGAGAGCGGAAGCGTTGATCCCGGCGAAGTGATCCCGTATTCCAAGGCGACGATTGTTCAGGCTGGCAAGGCTGATGTTGTGATCGAGAAATATGCGAAAGCTGTCCCGATTGAAGATGTCAGCAAGTACGGCGCGGAGATCGCTGTCGAGAAGAGCGATGATGCTTTCCTCAACCAGCTGCAGACGAACGTGCTGACGAAGTTCTACACGTTCCTCAATACTGGCTCGTTGGCTGGCAGCGCGAGCACTTTCCAAGACGCGCTCGCAAAAGCGAAGGGCTTGGTTCTGAATAAATTCAATACCATCCGCAAGAGCGTGACCGAGGTCGTCGGCTTCTGTAACGTTCTCGACTTCTATGACTACCTCGGCGCTGCCCCGATCACCGTTCAGACCCAGTTCGGCCTTACCTACGTGCAGAACTTCATGGGCTATTCCACCCTGTTCCTGCTCTCCGCGCCAGACGTTGCCCGCAATACCGTTCTTGCGACCCCGGTTGAGAACATCGACCTGTACTATGTCGATCCGGGCGATTCTGAGTTTGCCCGCCTCGGTCTGCAGTACACCACTCAGGGCGAAACCAACCTGATCGGATTCCACGTACAGGGCAACTACAGCACCGCAGTCGGCGAGACCTACGCGCTGATGGGCATGAAATTGTGGGCCGAGTACCTCGACGGCATCGCCAATGTCACCATCGGAGCGGGTGGAGCGACTGGCGCGACTGGGGCTTAATTCGTGAGGCTTCTGATTGCAGTCCCAACGTTTGAAAACATCTACCCTGACACGTTCAAGTCTATTTATGATTTGGACGTGTCGG